ATTGATCGTTCTTCATCTAAAGTTTCTGCAAATTCTGCTTTAGTATGTTTTACCCAACGCGACTGTGAGGTCATATCTAGTTCATCACCACAATTTAATACAAAATCAAATTTCTCATGCTTGCTCATTTTGATAAGGTTCTTTACAGCTGCTGGATGATGCAGAGGAATCTGTAAATCTGGCGTTACTAAATACCTACGATTGGCTTTAATCGTCATCCTCATCGTCAGTTGGATCTATGGAAGGAATAATCCCACCATCGCCTACGACCCAATCAGGGAAAGTCTTATGCTCGGTCATTAACCAAAATGCGTGCTCTGGTGTAAATCCTGCTTTACGAGCTGCTTTGTAACATTCGTGCAACGCAATGTAATGCGCATCAATCTTTGATGGATCAGGAGTGTGGCGAACTACGCGCCTATTGATTTTAGTCCGTTTAGTGGTTTTGCGTGTGTTCGCCATAAATAAATTATCGCTTACTAATTAACATAAACAGATCATCAACACGCGCTTCTAATCTGTTCAATTGATCCTTCATGCTTGAGCCACCATTAGGCTTGAGTTCTTGCAGGTAAGATTTAATAACGAAGCGTAGAACCAACAATAAACTTGTTAATACGGCGCATACGCCAACGCTTAAACCAACCCATTCGTTCGGTGTCATTTCGCATTAAGACCATAATCAGCTTCTTTAGCTGAATTTGGATCAATGGCTTTAGCAAGAGGTGCGATTAACGCACCAGCAAGAATTGCAAGTTCTGGTCGAATGTCTGCAACGATTGCCAATAGGACAGTAATACCAGAGGCTGCAACAGCTCTTAGATATGACTTAATTGCTGCTTTGTGTTTCTTGGTTAGTTTCATTACTTGCCTCCTAGTAGTGGGATGTTAAAGAACTCGCCTTTTTGATTTGGTTTGAATGAAATGTGAATATGTTTGTGATGCGAATTGATGCCTCTATATTTGCGCCATTTCCAACCCAACAACGGTGATGCAATTTTGCCAACATGGATTATGTAACTAATTCGCTTGTCGGTTTTTGCAACAACTCTAATTTGCTCTGCTAAATAAATGCTCATTTCAGGCTGATCGCATAATTTGGCATCGACATCTATAGCACAAACTTCAAAAGTATTAGGCAACGGGTTGTGATCGCTCTTAGTGTTTTGGTGCTTTTCGTTCCCGATCCAACCATCCGACTTGCGTGATCTATCGGCAAAACTGTCATCAATCTGCTCACGCATTTGAACAGCAGCTTTAGATAACCAAGCCTTCATTAGCCAAGTATCGTTTTAAGTTCATCAGCTGTTAAGCCAATGCGATCAAGGATTGCTGCTTTGGCAGTTTCCTTTGCTGCAATTTGAGTTAATCTAACTGCGTGCGCTTCTTGTTCTGCCTGATATTGAGCGAACTCTGCATCATTCATTTCACGATCAATAACTTCATCTGTTTCAGTATTGTGAGTTCTGACCATAGGTCTTGTTGTTTTAGCCATATTATTTTACTCCGTAAATGTAGGCAGTTCCAGCGGTAATTGTGCCAGCAGTTACACCAACAGCAACTGAACTAACTGCTGATCCAATATAAATACCAGCACCTTGCACTCTGTAAAATGTAGAAGTGCCAACTATTGATGTGTTTAATAATTCAATAAACTTAGTGCCAGCGGTTGCATATCTATTAATTAAAATATATCCGTTCATTTTTTTAATTTGTGAAGTCTGTGATGTTCCTACTCCATTACCAAAATAACCATTTGAAACTGTTGGCTCACCAGCATTGGTTGCATTTTCAGCCAATACGGTATGAGTATAATAGTTGGCAGCAGTTGTATCGCTGTTAAAAGTAAACTTTAATCTATCAATGGAAGCGTTACCATAGACATCTTGCAATAAAACATATAGTTGTGTGTAATCCTGACTAATGCTTGTTATATCAGTTGATGCACCACTTAGTGATGTTGTTGATAACAAAGTCATGCCACCTGCTGAAATTGTGCTCCATGCAGGAACTCCACCAGTTACAGATAAAACTTGACCAGTTGTTCCAATTCCAAGTCTTGTGTTTGTATTAGCAGTTGATGAACGATATTCAATATCGCCAAGAGTTGTTGATGGGTTTAATGCTTTAGTTGTTGTATCAACAGATGAACCAAGCGTGCGAATAGCAGCTGCGCCATCTTTAACCAGAGCGGTGTCGTCTGGTGTTGTCCATCCGTAATTAGTAGTGGTTGCCATTTTGTCCTATTCTCAGGATACGATTGTAGCGTATTCCCATGTCAATGTTGAGCTTAAAGTGTTCCATGCCTCTGTTATTGGTGTGGTATTCCATCTCATCGCCACTTGGCTAAATGCCACAGGCGACAAGTTAATTGTCAGGAATAATTCGTTGAACCTAGTGCTCCATGACCAGCCTTCGACATATCCTTCAAACTCACCGCTTGAGATTTGCTGAGGTAGGTTTTGAATGTTCAAAGGTTGCCCCATGAATACGCCTAGCAGATTATCCCGATCACTATTGTCAATTTCTGGATTTGTGATTGGGAAGGTAATGCTCTGGAATGCTGCTTGTGGGAATGCTCTTTGAGCAATATAGCGATCTGCCACAGCTTGAGCATCTACAGCTGAATGAAGGACTGATTGAATGCTTTCGGCTTTATAGCCATAAGTTGCAATTGAACTTGCTGAGGTTGCAGTTTTTTGAGATCCAAAATTGTTGCCATAATTAATATACACATCATTTCGAATATCACCTGATCGAGTGATTGTGCTAAGTCCTTGACCTAACGCATGGTTAGCATCAAGATCAACATAGCCATTAGTTAATAGGTAATTTTGGCGATGGTCTGCATCGGCATACCCAATATCACCATTATTAGTTTCATACAAATAACCAAATGCCGAGTTAGCAATAATGCTTGCTATGTTGTAAATGGTATCTACTGATGCTGCTCTATTTTCCATTGTGTAGAGTCCAGGAGTGTCAATTTCACCAAGTCCAAGATTTAGCGCATTAGCCCATGTTTCAGTTGCATCATAAGTTGCCCATGTAGAAGCTGCTGGCACATCATTCCAAGTTCCAAGTAATACGCTAGACAACAGATCATAAATCTGATTACCATCCTCATCCTGTGAGATTGTTCCTGAATATAATTCTTTTGCTAATTTGACAAGTGATCCCATTGCAAGGACTGAGTATTGAACAACAGTTGAAATTGCACCAGTAGCCTGAACGCTTACAGTTATATCTGTAATGTCGCCACCAAATAAATTAACATAGGTTCCTGCTGTGTTTTTAACTTGCAGACTTAAACTATCGTTAATGTCAAACGGCAAGGTTTGACCAGATAATGCAACAAAATTAATTTGAATGTAAGATGGATTTGGTTGCTGGTAAATATCTGTTCGACCAGCCTGATGTTGAATATCGCTTATTACAATGTCGGTGTAATCAACACCAGCGACAGTAAGTTTCCAATCGGGCGACCAAGCAGTCATTATTCCCTATTTTACAGCAGCGCGAGATAGATATGGATTAGACCTTGCTGCGCTGTCATTTATTACCTTAGCAACGGCTCTAGCTGCACTTTCGCTATCTAATGTGTTAATTGTAATATTAACTGGGTTGCCTGAGCCATAAGTAAAGTTTGATCCAGTATTAGAAGCTGATGGAACTGTTGGTAAATCTCCACCGCCTGCTAATTGGGATAATCCATAAGTAGCAGCAATACCAGCAAGAGCAGCAGCAGCCAACCCAACAGATGTTCCTCCAGTTGCAAATGCTGTGGCAATGGCAGCTCCAGCAGCAGCAGTTCTAAGTGCTTTCATAGCTGTAACTAAAGTCATAATTGCACTCACAAATGCTACAATTCTATTGGCAACAAATACTGTTGCAATAATGCCACCAAGAACTAAAAGTTCATCTTTAATGCTAATTACAAAAGTAATTAAATCAATCAGTTGTAGTCCAAAATTATAAGCACCCTCAGTTGCGGCAGTAATGCCAGCCGTAACGCTATCATCTCCAGTTAGCCCAGCTGCGAATGCTTGAACATTTGGCACAACCTCTGCAAGTAGGAAATCAGCAAATTCTTTAACAATAGGCAGTAATGCTGCGCCGATTTTTTCTTTTGTTTCATCGAGCGCGATAGTTAATTGCTTAAATTTAAACTCAGCATTAGTTGCTTCATTAGCAATAAATCCGTTATATGTTCCCTTTAATTGCTGCATGATTTGTTCATGCGACATTGTTTTTAAAGTTGCAGCATCAATACCCAGCCCTAGTTTTCCAAGTGCAGCATTCTGTCCATCAAAACTTTTGCCTAAAGCATTCGCGACTGTTTCAAGTGGCTTACCAGTTGCAGTCGATATTTCTTGTGCTAAAGAAAGCAAATCTTGTGCTTTTGTAACATCATTAGTGGATCGAACTAATCTTGCAAATGCAGGTCTTAAAACATCATCGGTAGTGGCAGTTGCAATTGATTGCTTAGATATGTAATCATCTAAACCAGCAATTTGCGCCTCTGTTGCTTTAGTATTAGATCGTATTGTTTGCTCAAGAGATTTGCGAGCCTTCTCATCCTCAGCTGCTGCTTTTACGGCAGATACAGCAAATGCTCCAACGGCTGCTCCAACGGCTGCGAAAGCCAATGCTGCTTTTTTACCAAACTCGCCAATCTTGTCAGCGGTTGATTCAACTTCTTTATTTGCTGAGGCTAAACCTTTTTTTAACTCATCAACATCAGCAAGGATTGATAGTTTTAAGGTGCGATTGTCGCTTGCCATTATACCCATTCCTTAATAATGCGATTAAATGATTCTTCCCATTTTTTAATCAATTCAGGCTGAATTCTGCGAAGCGTTGGATAGATAAACCAGCCACGCGAACCTCTGCCTTGCCTTCCTGAATATGTAGGAAACTGTTTAAACTTATTAGATCCAAACTCAACACCACCCCATAAGGTTTGCGTTGTAGCCCCACCTGAAAACTTTTGTCGTGCGAAACCATATCGGAACTCACCAATTTTGCTGGACTTTGAAATGCTAACTCCATCGGCAACTCTTTGCGCAACCTTGCCTGCCTTTGTTCTATTTCTAGCTGCTGATTTAATTTCCTCAGATGCAAAATACGCCAAAGCAGCAGACTGATTTCTAGCCTCATCTGTCGCTTGATCATCCATAGCCTTAAATGCTTTATAGATATCGCGAAGGTCGGCTTTATTATAAGCAATTGCTTCATCTGCCATTCCTTTGCTCCAATATCTCTATCGCGGTTAAAATGTCCTCTGCATCAACCCATTCGCTCATTGGTATTTGTGTGGCAATTGCCAACTCAACCAATAATCTGTTTAGGCTTCCTGCTGGATGACTTTTGGGTCTGCATCACCGACTATTACATCGGCAATAGTTTCCATCCAAGCCTCAAATGGTTTAACTGGTTTTCCAGCAGCTTCACGCTTGTGTGCGTTGTATGCTAAAAACATCAGATCCCACATGCCAAGTTTTTCTTTTGCTTGGCTTATGGTGTTG